GCAGTTCTTTATGGCTTACTTCTTGATCTTTCTAAGATCAACTATTCGATTTGCATCAGTAATTATTCCAAGTCTACGCAACAATTGCATTGTGTATTCGTCTGGTCCACTGTTGTCATCTTCTTCTTCTTCCTCAGCTTCACATTCTAAATCCGTAGTCATTTCCTCTATTTCAAATTTTGGTGAGGTTTGCGGATTCAATTCCGTTATGTAGATATCGTATCCTGAAGTATAAGGAAAAGTAGCGGCTCCCCAGGTTATGGTGGCCGGAGATGAAGTGACCTGCACTATTGACGTCCATGACCATGCAGTGCTTGTTACTCCTGTTGGTATCTGTGCTACAGGAGCTGTACTATTGGCAAAACCAAGCAATGCCCTACACCCCACATATGTGACTACTGGAACTCCTATCAATGTTGATGCTCCTGTGCTAAAATATACAATGAGATACTGTCCATTCACTGCATCATTAGGGAACACCATTTGGTTAAAACTTCCAGTTTGAGGAAAAGACATATGTAATGTGTTTCCAGGAAAGGCTACCGCAGCATCAAAAGGATCTGATGGAGAAAAAGCGGTACCATTCCAATGGTCTGTTCGTAATAATTCCGACTCATTGGTGAGTTTGGGCTTGAATAATTCTATTTCATATGACACCCATAATTCACCACAAACACCAGTGGAAACTTGCATTCCCACTGTAGCAATGTTAAAATTACCAAGATCATAGAGTCTTGGGTCATAATTGGTTGGCAAAGGACCATTTCGAATGTACAACTCATTCACACTTGTTTGTCCTTTTGCACACTCTATTGGATGCAAGAAACTTAATGAGGGCTTAGCACTATTGGCAAATTCATAATTCGCCATCTCAAATTTATTTGGAAAAGGTGGATCTACCACATCATATTGTGTTGCCATTATGACGGATCCTAGTGCTGAAGATGATGCTGCTAAAAGAAGAGCATCTGATGACAAGCTTTTAAACTCAAATACCATACCTCTAATTCGGTATTGCTCAAAATTCTGAGCTAAAGTACTTAACCACGGGAACGTAGTGATCACTCCTGGATTAATGGTAAATACTTGATTATTAAAAGCAGTCGTGGCATTAATATCCTGTAGATATTCTCTATGCCTTACAATAAAGCCTCCATTATTGACAGAGTTAACGATCATGGGGGGATCCATGCCTCCTGTCATCAGTGAATTTCCATTCACTTTATAATCCCCGAAGCCAGCCAAAGTGGTCATCACAGTGCGGAGACCACGCCCCACAATTCTGGCGATATTATCATAATTATTGTAATTATTGCGCCGTCGCCTGTTTGGGGGTTGCTTATTACGCCTCCTAGGAGGTCGTGCTTTAATATCTGCTCGTAACTTTTTGACATCCCGCTGCAACCGAGCTGTTGCAACAGTGCCCTTGCGTTTCACGCGTTTAGAACTCATCGATTTCTTCGCCCGACTGGTAGAAAAGCGGGATGCGTTAAATCCCACCAATCCTTACATTTATTGGCAATCCTGTATTTTGAATCAAAATCCACCCAGGCGGGCGGAAAATCGAAAGTAAACGCACATTTAATGGGAGACAAATCATGCTTATTATCCAAATAACGTTCTATACGAAACTGGTCCTCTACTGACAATCCAAACTTTCGCTCGACAAGCAAGCGCGTATTAATTCCAATTTTCTCATCAGGAACACCAAATTTTCGTATATAAGCTGAAGCCTCCGAATATTGATCTCTAACCCACATGTTATCAAATCCCCTTACATAACATTGATAACCTTCTGTAACCCGTAATCCATATCTAGCTAGAGATTTAATGACTGGACAACCCGGATACTGGTAAGCCATAGACATGGATTTTGCCCTCAACAACGCCATCAATTTCTTATCACTGGCCATGGCATATTGGGATTTCGTCCAACCAAAATCTACCAATTCAACAAGAGGGTCCGTTACAACATTCATATCAACCGAATCAGCCAAAATGCCACAAAAACTAGCCTCAGTCAGATTGGTGTGCTCCTCTAACTTAATAGTGAAACCCATCTTGGCAAAATCTGACTTAGTGGGACCATTCCCATAGAAGGTGAACAGACCATCATCTCCTTCTATTTTACCCTTAACAGATCTACATTTCTTATAATCAAACATAAAAAGCGCAACCATTAGGTTCGTAAATCCGTTTCCCAAGGAAGTACACATCTCCCCACTCATACGAGTGGCCAAAACCTCAACAATAAACCATTTAAAGTGACAATAATTAATTCCTCCCAAGGCCTCTCGAACTAAATTTATCCACTCCCTGTCAGGTAAATTCTGTGTCATGTAATCATACATCACAAACTCACAGCATTCCATTAATTCAGGTGTGAAATGGGCCTCAAAAGAAGAATGGTCAGTTTCAGCTATAGTGGCAGCTTCCTGATGTAATTCCTCCATTATCACTCTCATTCGGTCTTTCATTGGTACATATTTAATAAACCAATGGGATTTAAACACTTCCTTTTCTATTAATTTAAAGATTGGTCCCACCCTAACTTTAAATTCATCGCGCCTAGAGTTTATTCCTCTAGCATGTTTATACTCTGTATAACTTTCGTCTTTAATAAAAGACTTGACGAAGGTGTATTTATTTAACTTTCCTTTCGTCCAAAATTGTCCATCAAAATTATCCCATGTATTTTGTAAATCTTTCTTTCTCCACAAAGGATAATTAGTTCCTTTTAACCAAGTTTCTACAGAACAATCAGAATCCGCCGGCAGTGGTGTTAAGTTGTCTTTACACCATTTATAAACAAAATCTTTAAATTTGTTCATCATAATTTTGTCTGCAATCGGTACGGCTGAAGCAAAACGTTTCGCTACTCCAGACATGGCGGTTAACGGATCATTCTGATCCACATGGGGCAAAGATACCCCAGGAACATCACAACCAAGGCCAACACGCACAGGCGCGCGATGCTGGGGTATAGGTTGTCGATAAAAAGACAATTTAGTCCCGTGCTTACTGTCAGGCAACCGTGGGACAGGTACTTCATCGCAGCGGTACCCATAGAGGACATTCCTCCCCGCTGAGCGGATTGAAAATCCACTTTTGATCGAGCATCAAACATTACTCGATACAAACAATAAGTAAACATTACAGAGTCAGCAGTTATGAACCGTCCTTCTAACGGCTTATATCTATCCATAGCTATGGTTCCAACTGCTTTTGCGGAATTATTAATACGGGTGTATGCAGTTTCATTATCCAAACCCATATTAATATTGGAATGACTAGCAATTTGTGACACCAATTCAAGGGAAACACAGAGAGTTAATTGACGAATGGGACGTTTGATATAAAATGGTGAATTTGAAACCCACTCATGCTCTGGTAAAGCAGCCATCTTTTGCTTACACCATTCCCATAGGCCCATGGAGGTTTTTGTCTTTGTTCCTTCCCCATGTATTAAAGCACGCCAATAATCTATCCAATTCTTAGGAACCGCAATAAATTCACGCAGTTCATAATCAATAATGGCATACTGTGCATCAGGATGCTTCAGATCAGGTCCCGAAATAATATCAGAACGCAAATCAGCATCATCTGCACTCAAAAACTCTCTTATTGTATAGTTATGTATTAACTTCCTACCTTTATTCATGCCTCCTGGAAAAAGGGGCTTATAATCAACAAATCGGTACAAAGTTCCTTCAGTGACATAACCATATTTAGTGGAAACAATCTTAGGAGGTTCCTGATTGTTTCGATTTGATGGTGGTAAGGTAGTTCCGCCTAGGGGAGTAAAAACGTCCCCTTCACGTTCAGCTTCTAAAAAAGCATATGCAGAGTCAATTTTGGCTTTTTCTTTTAGTTCACCATCGTGAACTGCCATCTCTACCAATTTCTGTTTCGTAATTTTGGTCTGTTTTCTACCATTACCTGTTCCATTAGTCCTTTTATCTTCTTTAGTCTCATAATTCCTAAAAGGACTAAGCACTTTAATTCGAGGCGGACTACAAAGCATCTCTTTGTATGTTCCTTCCCTCTTCGGAACATACTGCGTCTGGGGGGGTTTTCCAAAAGTGCCCAACCCTCCTGGCGCTTCAACATATCCAGTGGCCAAAGTTGCTGAAGGCTTTGGACTAACAACTGGAGTTTTATTCGGAGTCTTAAACACACCGGCTCCAGAGATGCGGGGACTATTACGGAATTCGGCATCAACTTTGTCCAATATTCGTTTTTGCTTCTTACAGCAATTAACCGAATCATTATGCCAATATTCCTTACACAAGTCACACGCTTTATGAAGTTGCTTATAAACTTCAAAATCACGATTATCGTGTGACAACTTGCACTCCCGTCCATATTTGCACTGCTTGTTATTAATCGCAAAATAACAAACATGCACATTCTTAATTTTATTTTTAAGTTTTCGGGGGTCAAGCTTAACATTAGAATAATTTTGTTTAGGTGATCCTCCTTTAGCATTCCTAACAAAATTCATTTCATGGTTGTACAGCTCCCTCATCATTGGGAAATACCTGCCAATCCACACGGGATCATGCTGATTTCCACAATTCATGAGACAAGAGCCACCAGACAAAAGCATTGGACATTGCCGTTTGACTGTTAGCAACCATTGTTCGTATAACCGTGTCATATCAGGGTCATCATAGAGACCACACGGTTCAAAATCTAAGGGAGGATCAGAAAAATGTTTTCCGTCATTACCTCCTGACGAACCATTCTCACCACGTAATTTAGAGAAGACACCGCTCCTCCGTGAGGTCCCGTGGGACGAAACCTCACCTCCCCATGTACCTCG